GCCAGGGCGCAGGGTGACAAGAAGGCAGGCGCGCCGGTACTGGAAAACCCGCGTCTGGATGCGGTGCTGGCTGCAGCTGATGCTGGCTGTTTTGCCACCTACATCATGAAGCAGGGCGGCGTCCTCGTTCCCCGTAAACATCACCTTGTCAGGACTGCCTATGAGCTGAACGACGAGCCGAGCGCCTACGGCGATCATGGTGTTCGTATTTATGGCATCTGGTCCCCGATCATTGAGGGCCGGATCTGCACTCATGCAGTGAAGTGGAAAATGGTTCGTAAAGCCGTTGACCTTCAGGAGGCGACAGCCGACCAGGGCGCTTGCGCCCCTTGGACTCGTGGCAATAACTGTCCCCCTGTTGAAATTTTGAACCAGACAGGGGGGGATCTACCCGAGATTAAATCCATGAGTGACAAGGAGCTGCATGAGTACTTGCACAGCATGGGCCGGAAAGAACGCCGTGAGCTGACCGCAAGGTTGAGGTTCGTTAAACCGAAGCGGAAAAAAGAATACAAACAGAATATTTCGGATCAGCAGCGCCTTCAGCTTGAGTATGAACTGCAGTCCAGAGGGTTCGATAGCAGTGAATACGAGGTTAATTTACTTGTACGCGGCGGTAGCCTTCCGTCAGGGAGCGGGTTGCGTATCTTTTACCAGAACGGGCGACTGCGTGAGGATGACAAGTGGCGGCAGTATTACTGACCAACCAAAAAATTTCCTGTTTTTGACTCATATCAGGGCTTTCTTATTGAAGGCCAAAAAAGCGTTTTACATTTAGAAATCGGTACTATACTGTATGTATAAACAGTGGATATATATACAGTTATGTTGTGTAAGTCGCCGTAATAGGAGGGAAAATGCAGGATTATCTTTTGGAGTCATTGAAACTTCAGCGCATTGATTTTTTCATAAAGTTGGTAGCGGCAAGCGAGTGTAGTGACGAAGAAAAGCGATTGGCTATCCAGTGGGTTTCTGAGCTGACTGACGAGCTGATGGCGAAAATTCGCAACCATGAATACAGCCGCACAATGGACGCTACCAGTTAGGGGAAAATCTATGCGCATTGAAATAATGATCGATAAAGAGCATTAGAAGCACTTGAATCCGAGCTTTACCGCAACCTGCAGCCTATCTATCCGAAGACAGCAATCCGCATTCGTAAAGGTTCGGCAAACGGCGTTGAGCTGAGCGGCTTAAAACTTGATGAAGACAAAAAGCGGGTGATGGAAATCATGCAACATGTTTGGGAAGATGAGAGCTGATTTTAGATATTGATTTAGGGGAAAATCTCAACCTCATGCAGTATCGCATGAGGTTCATTTAGGCGAAATTTGTGGGAATTTTCTACAAGTTTATGAGCGAAGAATTGATTTTTGATGTGTTAAGTTATTAACAATTTTGGCTTTAATTCTTGTAAAGCAAGACATAACGTTTATGATTGATAAATATAAAAAAATCTGAATAGGCAGGAAAGGAGTTTAACCGATGCCTGGGTTAGAAAATGCACAGCAAAATCAAGGTGATGAAATCGCTCCAGCAATGCAAATCGCATTGGTCGAAGAAGATATAGAACAACCCATCGCTGCCGAATACCTATACAGCCAGCATATAAGTGCGCTTGTGCCACAATGCCCTCCTGCCGAAGCGACAGAGTGCGATAGAGAATGCTGGCGTTTTACACTGAATCCTATAAGTCACAACTGCTTTTGGCCTCCAAAAAGAAGATCACCGCAGCGAATTGCTTCCGACGATGCGCAGGAGTGTTCTATGTGGGCGTTGTCTATGTATGAATCAGAGGCCCAGGCGACAAGAGCCTATACCATGTTAGCGAAGAAGATGAAAAATATCGGAAAAGCTATTGGTGATCACCTTGCTGTGGGTTCAGTAACCTGTAGTGATGGTAAATGTATGCCTGCTAGCAGAACCGGTCACTTTGATTTTCATCCTTATGTGGATGCGGATTTCGCTAACGGGTTCCAAGTAATACGAGCATTACCATGATAAGATTGGATGCTAGAAGAATAAATGCGTCAACTGTCGGAGATTATTCTTGGTACTCTGACCTCGTATATTTCGATGGTCCCCTGATTTGCTTGTTTAGAGGAAGCGGATATAAAGATGCTCTTTATGTCTGGCTTGATAATTCGGAGCGTGCCAATCGTTGGTGCTTGATTCCGGTATCAAGATCTACTTTGGACTCTTATCTTAACCAAAGAATGAGTTTAAGGGAGATTATACAATCGAGCGAATATACATATATCTGCAATCATTTTGCGGAAACCGGAAGGAAGCACTACAACATTTTGCACGTTGATAGTTTTCCTGAGGAATATATGCCTGATGAAGATTCATATTTGTATGAAGAAATATGTACTGATGATGCATTGCTGTTGAAGCAGGAGCGCACCTCCAGTTATATGCTTGGATTAGATAATCAGTTGTTTATAAATGATTTATCTGTAATACCAAAAGTTTTCGAACAGCTCTATTCTTTCCATTACGGATTGGCTCATTTAGGACGGTTGTCGATTAGAAATACCATGTTGCGCTTGATGGGGAATTGGACGGGTGGAATATCAGCAGTAAATATATTCTCAGGGTTGAAAAATGTTATTCCTGTTTTGCACCGACCAGAGATTAGCTCTCTCCAATACAATTCACCGGGGCATATTGAGTTAAATTTACTTCCTGATTTGGCTCAAAGTGTTCAAGATGCATCTGTTCGTGTGAAAAGTGAGCTAGTTTATGACCGCTTGGAGAAAATGTATAAAAATACATATGCATACTTCAAGGATAATGGGTTGTCAGGCTTTGATGAAGACGGCGGCATTGAAATTAGAAATATCGATAGTGATACCACTGAAAACCTACGTAAACGCGTAAGAATATTTTTTAGATGTTTGGGGTGGTCAAGTTATCAAGCTCAGTTTGATCTGATCGGTGCCCATCCTCTACAACAATTACGTGCTGTGATGGCCTACTACAGACGGCTCAAAATCTTGCGTGAATACATTGTCTCCGAGAAGCTTTTTGTTGGTCAGTCCCGGGTGTTACAGCAGCCACAAATTGCTCTGCCTCCTGAGGTTTAGATTCTGCGTTATGCTGCATGAATCCGCATGATCGTTTGAGGATCGTTCTAGATGAGGCCCGCCAGCAATGGCGGGCTTTTGCTTATGTCATGCAGGCGCATGAAAACCGCTACATAAAGTGGGCAGGCGTGGCGGGGATACGAGCGCGCGCTCGTGGTTGTAAAAGCCAATTTGTGGTATCAACTCTAAAAAAATGGCGATTATGAGTGTGCTGGGAAGCGGCACATTCATTTTGATAAGAGGAATGTATTCACATGGCAATGTTTGTTGATAACTGTCCAAGATGCGGTGCTCAAAAGATCGCATTTGATGTGCGTGGGGCAAATTGCTTTGGTAGCTTTAAGGAATTTGCAAAGGAGGACGTTCCTGCATACGAAGCTTACTGTGTGTGCCGAGAGTGCCATAAGACAACCATATTTCTTTGTACTGATGTAAATAAAAGACAACCGCTTGATTCTATTGATTGGCGCATGGCTTTATTTGGTCTTAAAGATGTTGCCCGCGTTATTAGGCCTATATCGCCAGCTGATCTAAGTGTAGGGGAGCCGCCAGAGTTCTTGCCTCCGCATATCAATGCGGCTTATGAAGAAGGGGCAAAATGTTTGGCTATTGGCTGCTTTAATGCCGCTGCAACAATGTTTAGGCTTTGTCTTGACTATGCGACGAAAGGACTTGTTCCAGATGGTGAACAGGGACCTGCTCAGAAAATAAAGAGAAGTCTTGGGCTAAGGATGGAGTGGTTATTTGAAAACCATCTTTTACCCGAAGCATTGAGAGGGTTAGCTGAGTGTGTCAAAGATGATGGTAATGATGGCGCTCATGAAGGAATCTTGGATAAGGCTGCTGCTGAGGACTTGGAGGATTTTACTTATCTTTTCCTTGAGCGGCTTTACACTGAGCCTCAACGTCTTGTTGAAGCCAGAGCAAGACGTGAGGAAAGAAGAAATAAAGGAAGCTAATTTTTATTCAGCCTCAAGACTATAAGGGCTGAAGGTTATTACTTCTTCGCCCAGCCAGCCGTTAAGCTCCTGCAGCCGCTTCTGAAGCGGTATCAGCTCGTTGCGGACAAAGACGCGGCTGGCCTTTTCCACGTCACCAAAGCCGCCGGTATTGTTGGGAATGATGCCCATCATCTGCGGCGGTACGCGGTGCGCGGCCATCATGTCATCACGGCTCACATTCTTGATATTCAGAAATTCATCTTTTGCCGCCACCTCTGACAAAGGAATGATCTGAATCCCATCCTTTTTGCCGTTGGGGGAGTACATAAATAGGTTACGGAAGTTGCCCGGGCCCTTGGCGCTTTTCATGGCCTGGCGGATGTTGTTCACGTCCTCCTGGTTTTGCGCGGCATCGGTCATGTACATGATAAAGCCCGCATGGCTGCCGTTAATGTAATACTTCCGGCGGAAAAGCGTGGCGGACTCGTTGAGCAGGGCGGACGGAATGGCTGAGAGGTAGCCGGGTAGCCCGTAAATTTCCTGGTTAATGTCAGGTTCAAGAAGATGGAAAATGCTTCCCGGCGTGAATTCGTAGGGCTGCGTAGTGAATCCGTACTGAACAAACCAGTATGTGTCCAGGTCCACGCCGCGGCGGGTGTATTTTGCCAGCGACGGCTCCAGCGAGAGAACGCCGCCGAGACGGTTGGTGCGCTTCTCCAGATAGGCATTACCGAACACCAGATAGTCCTGAACGAAACGGGAAAAGGCCTGCTGACTGAGCAGGCGGTGCGGGATATAGGTGCTGCTGAGAATGTCACGCTTAACGGCAATCGGGGAGCTGTGATGCACCGCCGCGCGATAGGTGCGCGCCAGCCCGTCAAAACTCACCGGTGGTTCATACCAGCGGTCCATTTGCACGCACTCCACATAATCCAGCAATTCCCGGCGGTCCAGTACCGGGATCGGGTCGCCAAAGCTAAATGCTTCTGCAGATACTCGGCTGCTCTGTTGAACGCTCTGTTTAGCTGCAGCGCGGTTTTTATTCCTCTTGCCCATCAAAAAATCTCCACAATGTTGCTGGTGTTGGCGGCTTCGCCCTGCAGCGGTTCGTTAAACAGTGCGTGCATCGTTGCCCAGGCCAGGTCTGCATGGCTGGCTTCTTCGCTGCGGCTGGCTTCGTAGGTGGGGCGGTTCCCGCTGGCGGTGGTGGCCCGGCGGATAGCCATGAATGACTGCGCGATGTCGGTGTGCCCGGCGTCAAACTCCAGGCGGCGGTGGCTGATAATGTCGTATGCCTTGAGCACCAGGGCGTTTTTGACGTTGGGGTTGTAGACAAACTCCCGGACCGCCGGGAAGAACGCCTTCACGTTCTCATATACGCCGTGGCCGACGCCGGTCGAGTCAATGCCGATATAGGTCACGTTGTACTGCTGCGTCAGCTTTTTAATCGCGTCAGCCTGGGCGCGGAAGTCCATCCCACGCCACTGGTGCCGCTCAAGAATGCGAAACTTGCCACCCGGTACCGTGGGCGGTGCCATGACCACACACCCGGCGCTGTCGCCGTTCTGCGTACCTTTCGCCGGGTCATAGCCGATCCAGACTTCGCGCCAGCCAAACGGGCGCAGCGCCAGCGCCTGAAAATCGGACCATACTTCCCAGCTGTCCACCATGCAGGCCTGCAGCTCGCTCAGCGGGAACACTGACGCCAGATCGTCAATAAACTCGCACATCAACAGGTTCTGGTATTCGTCCGGGCTGTACTCCATGCGCAACTGATCCAGGTCGAACAGGTTACAGCCGCCGCGCACCGCATCCTCCACGGTGACGATCTGGCGGTACTGACCGTCCGGGCAAAGCAGGCCCGGGGCCAGATTTGCATGGGTCAGGTCAATATCAACCTTATCTGCTTTGTTTCGGCCCCGGTTGAAGAGTGCACCGGACCAGAACGGGTAGGCGCTGTGGGTCAGGCTGGACGGTGTGGAAAAGTAGGTCTGCCGCCATTTTTTGTGAATGGCCATACCGGACGCCACTTTGCGCAGCTCCTGGAATTTCGGTATCCAGAAATATTCATCCAGGTACAGGTTGCCGTGGTAGCTCTGCGCCGTGCGGGCATTAGTGCCGAGGAAGTACAGGCACGCGCCGTTGCTGAGTGTCATCGGGTCGCCTTTCAGCTCCACATCAACCTCTTTTGCAAAGTCGATGATGTACTGCTTAAAGACGTGCGCCTGCGCCTTGCTGGCTGAGAGGAAAATCTGGTTGCGGCCGGTAGTGATGGCGTCAATCAGCGCCTCCCGGGCAAAAAAGAAAGTCGCCCCGATCTGGCGCGATTTAAGCAGGTTGCGGATACGATGGCGGTTGCCTGCCTCGTACCAGTGGCGCTGGTAGGCGAACATTGAGCCGTGGAAAACCTCCTGCAGCTTTTCGATCTGTTCGTCGGTGAAAACGTTCTTTTCAGGCTGACGGCGCGGACCTTTGTTGCGGTTGGCTACGTTCGGGTTTAAGTCAGCTTCGTTCCCGCCATCGTTGAATTTACCGATCCGTGCGTGGCGCTCTGACTGACGTGCCAGCAGGTCAATTTCCTTGAAGTCCTTTCCTTCTTTCTGCTCCTTCATAATGAGCTGGCAGTAACGCGCGGCGGTAGTGAGCTGCATCTGATCCAGCGGCCCATAGTCGCCCCACTTGTCGCGCTTCTTCCAGCTGTGAACGGTTGCAACTTTCTCGCCCAGCATCTCAGCAATGCGGGCTACGCGGTATCCCTGAAAGTACAGCAGCATGGCCTGCCGACGGGGATCGAGGTCTGCGGGGGTCAGTGTCGTGTTCATGGCCCAAACATACGGCCTTGCCCGGCAGCTTTCCCCGGCTGCGGTTTGTGTGGCGGGCGGTACAAGCGCCGCGCGTTGTTTCACTCCCCCCATCACCGCAACCATAAGGCTCCAGTAAGTTTTTTCTAACGGAGCACGGCTCATGACAGTGAAGACAAAGCGTTTCCGTATCGGGGTGGAAGGTGCCACCACCGATGGACGCGAAATCCAGCGTGAATGGCTGGAGCAGATGGCGGCCAGCTACAACCCGGCGGTTTACACCGCTCTGATTAACCTTGAGCACATCAAGTCCTATTCGCCGGACAGCGCCTTTAACCGCTACGGCAGAGTGACCGGGCTGGTAGCTGAAGAAATTCAGGACGGCCCGCTGAAGGGCAAAATGGCGCTGTATGCCGACGTGGAGCCGACCAGCTCACTCGTTGAACTGGTCAAAAAAGGCCAGAAGCTTTTCACCTCCATGGAAGTCAGCCCGAAGTTTGCCGACACCGGCAAAGCCTACCTTGTAGGCCTGGCCGCCACTGACGATCCGGCGAGCCTGGGCACCGAAATGCTGACCTTCAGCGCCAGCGCCGCGCACAACCCGCTGGCAAACCGCAAACAGAGTCCTGAAAACCTGTTTACCGCCGCCGAAGAAACGCTGATCGAACTGGAAGAAACCCAGGACGAAAAGCCGTCCCTCTTTGCCCGCGTCACCTCGCTGTTTACCAAAAAAGAGCAGACCGATGATGCGCGTTTCTCAGACGTGCACAAAGCCGTTGAGCTGGTCGCCACCGAGCAGCAGAACCTGAGCGAGCGCACCGATAAATCCCTGTCCGATCAGGACACGCGCATTTCTGAACTTGAAACTTCGCTGCAGGAGCAGCAGTCCGCCTTCGCCGAGCTTCAGCAGCAGCTGAGCCGTGAAGACAGCCGTAAAGATTATCGCCAGCGCGCGCCGGGCGGTGACGCACCGGCAGGCACCCTGACCAATTGCTGATGGAGCATAAAACCCGATGAAAAAGAATACCCGCTTTGCCTTTAACGCCTATCTGCAGCAGCTGGCGCGCCTGAACAACGTGGAAGTGGAAGAGCTTTCCAGCAAGTTCACCGTGGACCCGTCCGTGCAGCAGACGCTGGAAGACCAGATCCAGCAGTCCGCCGCTTTCCTTACGTTGATTAACATCACGCCGGTTGCGGAGCAGTCCGGCCAGCTGCTTGGCCTGGGCGTTGGCTCCACCATTGCCGGAACCACCGACACCACCACCAAAGAGCGCGAACCTACCGATCCGATGCTGATGGAGGACGTGGAATATAAATGCGAACAGACCAACTTTGACACGGTGCTGACCTACGCAAAGCTGGACCTGTGGGCGAAATTCCAGGATTTCCAGGTGCGTATCCGTAACGCCATCATCAAGCGCCAGGCACTGGACCGCATCATGATCGGCTTCAACGGCGTGAAGCGCGCCAAAACCTCTAACCGCGCTGAAAACCCGCTGCTGCAGGACGTGAATAAGGGCTGGCTGCAGAAAATCCGCGAAGACGCGGCGGACCACGTTATGGGCAGCACCACCCAGGACGGTGCCACCACGGCAGGTGCGGTGAAGGTGGGCAAGGGCGGCGATTATGCCAACCTGGACGCCGTGGTGATGGATGCGGTTAACGAGCTGATCGACGTGGTTTACCAGGACGATGACGAGCTGGTTGTCATCTGCGGCCGCGAGTTGCTGTCTGACAAGTATTTCCCGCTGGTTAACAAAGAGCAGGAAAACAGCGAGAAAATCGCCGCCGATCTGATTATCAGCCAGAAACGCATGGGTGGCCTGCAGGCGGTGCGCGCGCCGTTCTTCCCGGCGAATGCCCTGCTGATCACCCGTCTGGATAACCTGTCCATCTACTGGCAGGAGGACACCCGCCGCCGTTCTGTTATCGACAACCCGAAACGTGACCGGATTGAGAACTTCGAATCTGTCAACGAAGCGTATGTGATTGAAGACTACCGCTGTGCGGCCCTTGTCGAAAATATTGAAATCGGTGATTTCAGCGCGCCAGCTGCGCCGGAAGGTGGGGAGTAACGCATGAGCCTGAGTCCCGCACGGCAGCACCGCCTGCGCATTCAGGCCGAACAGGCCGCCCGGGAGGGCGGCAGTGTTCGCCATGCGTCCGGCTATGACCTGATGCTGCTGCAGCTGGCAGAAGACCGCCGCCGCCTTAAGGGTATCCAGTCCACCGTGAAAAAGGCGGCAATCAAGGTAGAGCTTCTGCCGAAGTATGCCGCCTGGGCGGAGGGCGTACTGGCTGCCGGAGGTGCGCAGCAGGATGACGTGCTGATGTACGTGATGCTGTGGCGTATCGATGCCGGTGATTATGCCGGTGCGCTCGAAATCGGGCGCCATGCGCTGCGCCATGGCTGGGTGATGCCGCTGGGCAACCGCAACGTGCAGACCGTTCTGGCGGAAGAAATGGCGGACGCTGCACAAGGTGCCCTGCTGGCCGCCACTGGTTTTGATGCCGATCTGCTCCTGCAGACGCTGGAACTGACTACCGATCTGGATATGCCGGACCAGTCCCGGGCACGCCTGCACAAAGCCATCGGCGCGGTATTGACCGAAAGCAACCCGGCTTCTGCCCTGAATCACCTTACCCATGCGCTGCAGCTCGATCCCCGCTGCGGCGTGAAAAAAGAAAAGCAGCAGCTGGAGCGCAGATTGCGCAGTGACAGCCGCTAACGAACGTGCCCCGCGCACGGGCGGCACGGGGTGGCGAAAGGCACAGCCACATCAAAACCCCGTCCACCGCCCACTATTTCAGGAGAAAGCCGCATGCAGTTTATTGCGCCAGAACAGGCACCGGAACAGGCGGACGTTATTAAAAATACGCCGTTCTGGCCTGATGTGGACCTGTCGGAATTTCGCAGCGTGATGCGCACTGACGGCACGGTGACGCAGCCCCGTCTGAGGCAGGTTGCGCTGACAGCCATTTCCGAAGTTAACGCTGAGCTGTACGACTTCCGCAACCGCCAGCAGATGCTGGGCTACCGGGATCTGGCTGACGTGCCGGCGGAAATGCTGGACGGCAAAAGCGAGCGCATCCAGCACTACCTTAACGCCGTGTATTGCTGGGCGCGCGCCGTGCTCAATGAGCGTTACCAGGATTATGACGCCACGGCGTCCGGGGTAAAGCGAGGGGAGGAGCTGGCGGAGGCCAGCGGCGATCTGTGGCGTGATGCCCGCTGGGCTATCAGCCGGGTGCAGGATGCACCGCACTGCACGGTGGAGCTTATCTGATGAAAGTGCGTGCGCACCAGTATGACACGGTGGACGCGCTTTGCTGGCGTCATTATGGGCGCACGCAGGGTGTCACCGAGCAGGTTCTGCAGGCAAATCCGGGGCTGGCTGAGTATGGCCCTTTTTTACCGCACGGGCTGCAGGTGGAGCTGCCGGATATTCCGGCGACAACCACGGCGCAGACCGTCCAGCTATGGGACTGAATTATGACGCTTGAACGAATCAGCGCCTTTATCACGTACTGCATCGCTGTTTTGCTGGCATGGCTGGGCGATCTGTCGCTTAAGGATGCTTCAACGGTTGGCGGCGTGCTGATTGGTGTGCTGATGCTGGCTATCAACTGGTACTACAAGCACAAAACCTACCAGCTGCTGCGCGACGGGCAAATCACGCGGGGGGAATATGAATCCTTCAATCGTTAAACGCTGTCTTGTCGGGGTGGTGCTGGCTATCGCCGCCACGCTGCCCGGTTTCCAGTCGCTCAACACCTCCGTCGAGGGGCTGAAGCTGTTAGCCGATTTTGAGGGGTGCCGCCTGCAGCCTTATCAGTGCAGCGCGGGTGTCTGGACTGACGGGATCGGCAATACGTCAGGCGTGGTGCCCGGCAAGACCATCACGGAACGGCAGGCGGCGCAGGGATTAATCAGCAATGTGTTGCTGACGGAAAAAAGGCTGGATGCCTGCCTGAAGGTCAGGCCCCCGCAGCATGTTTACGATGCGCTGGTAAGCATCGGCTTCAACGTGGGCACCGGCGCAATATGCCGATCCACCATGGTGTCCTACATCAACCGTCAGCAGTGGTGGCAGGCATGCAACGAGCTGCCGCGCTGGGTTTACGTCAACGGTAAGAAAAGTAAAGGGCTGGAGTACCGCCGCGCGCGGGAGTTGGCCTGGTGCCTTAAAGGTGCTGGCGTATGACACGTGCATTAGTAGTCGTGCTGGTGCTGACTGTTACGGCGCTGGGTTGGCAGTCCTGGCGGTTTAACACTGCCAGCCACACCATCGAGACGCAGGGCGTGGCGCTGAAAAACAAAGCGCAGGAACTGACGAAGAAAAATAGCCAGCTGATCGGCCTTTCCATTCTGACTGAAACCAACAGCCGGGAGCAGATGCGGCTTTATGCGGCGGCGGAGCAGACCTCCGCGCTGCTGCGTAACCGTCAGCACCGGATAGAGGAACTGAAACGTGAAAATGAGGATTTGCGCCGCTGGGCTGACACTCCTTTGCCTGCTGACATTATCCGGCTGCGGGAACGTCCGGCCCTCGCCGGAGGTGCAGCTTACCGTGAGTGGCTGTCCCAGAGTGACGCAGTGCCGCCTGGAAAGGTCAGCGCCGCGCAGTAACGGCGATCTGAATGCGGTGCTGGATGAAACGGAGGCCGCCTGGGCGGCGTGTGCTGACAAAGTGGACACGATAATTGCGTGTCAGGAGCGAGACAGTGAACAAGCCGCAGTCTTTACGCAGCGCCCTGAATAAGGCGGTGCCGTATGTCCGCAATAACCCGGATAAACTGCACCTGTTTGTGGAAAACGGCTCACTGGTGGCAACCGGGGCCAGCTCCATGTCATGGGAGTACCGCTACACCCTGAACGTGGTGATCGAGGATTTCAGCGGGGACCAGAATCTGCTGATGGCTCCCGTTCTGCTTTGGCTCACGGACAATCAGCCGGATGCAATCAACAACCCTGAACTGCGCGAAAAGCTGTTCACTTTTGACGTGGATATTCTGCGCAATGATGTGTGCGATATCAGCCTGAACCTGCAGTTGACGGAGCGCGTGCTGGTCAGCACTGACGGGGGCGTGTCGAGCGTTGAAGCGGAGCCGGAACCGGACGTACCGGAAGAAATGTGGACGGTGAAACGTGAATAATCTGCATAAGGTGGACGAGTGGCTGGCAGCGCTGCTGACAAATCTGGAGCCTGCAGCACGCCAGCGCATGATGCGCGAACTGGCACTAGGAGTGCGCCGGAATCAGCAGCAGAATATCCGGTTACAGCGCAACCCAGACGGCAGCAGATACGAGCCGCGTAAAGTCTCGGCCCGGACCAAAAAGGGACGCATCAAGCGTCAGATGTTTTCAAAGCTGCGTACAGCGAAATACCTGAAAACAACAGCCAGTGCGGACTCCGCCAGCGTGCAGTTTGAAAGGAAGGTGCAGCGGATGGCGCGTGTGCATCATTATGGTTTACGTGATTATGTGTATCGTAACGGACCGAAAGTGCGCTATCGAGAGCGGAAATTATTAGGATTAAATCAAAATTGCGCAGATGTGATACAAAGCATGTTATTAACTTGGTTGTCTAAAAAATAATCGCGCTTCCTCTTGATGAATGATTGACAAGACAAAATCGCTGATAGATGATTTAATAAGCTATTAATTGACTGAGTCGTGATTGTGAAAGATTTTATCCAAGTACTGCAAGTTGTACTAACATGGCCTACAGCTTTTATTTTTGCTTTATGCATATTATATCGGCCAATTACACTTCTTTTAAAAAGAATTATCGATAGTAATACTGCAAAGGCAAAGTTAGGGTTTGTAGAGTTAGAGATCGGTGAATTAGCTAGAAAGGGAAAGTTGGCTGTTGACAATTTTAACGATCTTTCAATAACTATGGCAAAAACTAGACTTTTAGAGTTAGAGGTTACAAAGGAGAATTTTTCACGCAATTTTTCCGCTCAGCAACAAATTAACCTGAATGGTTTGATGGTTGATTTAGAGAAAAAGATTCTTCAGCTTGAAGGAGAAGGGAATGAAAATATACCCTCTAAAAAATAAACTTATTATTTCTTTCTCGCCTTTAATTAATGTTGTGATTAAAGTCTATATTGAAGATGGTTTGTTGCTTTCAGATATCTTCCATGAAAAAAGTGTGCAGTTGAAAGAACTTGATTGTGGGCTACCTCTCTTTAATGAAAATGTTATGGGAGATACGACTGTTGAGCATATATTAAAACTGTTAAATACAAGCGTTTGTGAAGAAACTTGGGAATTACTTACCTATAATGATGCTCAAGTAGAAATGTACAATTCATTAGCTGCAAGTCGTTTTCTACACGAGCTTTTTAATAACTGCCCGAATTTAGCATGGGCCATTATTTTAAATAATTACTATGGTGCTAGCTTTCATGTTGTTGAGTATTTATCAAGGATGAAAAGACGGCAGCTTCTTTCAATTTTAACTAACTCGCCGGCTGAAGAACGAAATATAACGTTATTGAAAAAAGTAAAGTTGTTAAGTGGTAGGAGGAACGAATTTAGATGGTTGTCACGATGTCTGAAAGAGGCAGAGTTAGTTGAAGCTTATAAGCATAAAGAAACAGTGACAATGCAGGAGCTTTATTTGTCTTATCGATATCGAATTCTAGCTGGTTCAAAGCTTTTGAAAAATGTTTGCCATGAGAAAAAAGAGTTTCTGAGAGACTATAAAAAGGGGATGTGTACATTACATAAATTAGCTATAGATAGTGTGAGAATTGGTGAAAATATCGGCATAAAAGACTCTATCAACATAATCATGAATTGTCCCGACGGTGATGCTGTTATGTACTATCATGATAAATGGTCATTGAAACTTCGAGAAACTACAAAGCTACTGAGAGAAGATATTTTTTTAGAGCGACCAATGCTTTTAGATTGTGAAGGTATAGCTTTTATCGATTCAATAAATGCTTTGATTATCGAAGGTCGAGAAATGGAACATTGTTTAGCCTCTTATAAGGATAAAGTTATAAATAAAGAAAGTTATATATATAAAGTTACTTCTTTTCATGGTGAAAGAGTGACTTTAGAATTAGGATTTTTAAGAGGAAAGTATTTTATTAAGCAGGCTAAAGGGTTTAGGAACTCAGAGCCATCCAACCCTGTAAGAGGTTTTTATAATACTTGGTTAGATGATGAAAATGAGAGATTAATGGAGCTTGATAAAGAGAAAAAAGAAGAGAGATTTAAATTACAAAGAGCATAACATGCTCTTTGTATCATCTATGATACATATGTAGTTTCTCCACTTCCCTTGAAGGTTTATTCATTATTGATGAATGAACGCACAACTCACAGAAATCATGCGCCTTATCACCAACCTGATCCGCACCGGCACCGTGACCGAAGTGGACCGGGAGAACTGGCTGTGCCGGGTAAAGGTGGGCGAGCTTGAAACCAACTGGATTAACTGGCTGACACTGCGTGCCGGGGGTGGTCGCACCTGGTGGTGTCCGTCCCCGGATGAGCAGGTGGTGGTGCTGAGCCTGGGAGGGAACCTTGAAACCGCCTTTGCGCTGCCCGCCATTTACTCCAATCAGTTTGCGCCGCCATCGGATTCAGTGGACGGCAGCGTGACGGAATACCCGGACGGGGGCTGGTTTGAGTACGAGCCCGCCACCGGACGCTGGCACGTCAAAGGCATCAAATCCATGGTGATCGAGGCGGCTGACAACATCACCCTCAAAACCGGTGAGTTTGTTGTGGAGGCTGACAGCACCCGTATTAACAGCGAAGTCGTGATTAACGGCGGCGTCACCCAGAGCGGCGGCGCGATGAGTTCCAACGGGATCGTGGTGGATGACCATGCCCATATCAAAGTCATGAAAGGTGGCGACACCTCGGGAGGCCCGGTATGACGCTGTATATCGGCATGAACCAGAGTAGCGGCAGGGCAATAACGGACACGGACCATTTGCGCCAGTCGGTGCGGGATATTCTGCTGACGCCGCAGGGTAGCCGTATTGCCCGCCGCGAATACGGCTCCCTGCTATCTGCCCTGATAGACCAGCCGCAGAACCCGGCGCTGCGCCTGCAGATCATGTCTGCGGTCTATGTAGCCCTGAGTCGATGGGAGCCACGTCTTACGCTGGATTCCATCACTATCAGCAGCAGCTTTGACGGTTCAATGGTGGTTGAGCTAACCGGGAAACGCACTAACGGCGCGCCTGTTTCCCTTTCAGTACCAACAGGAGCAGACAATGGCAGCAATTGACCTTTCCCGGCTACCTGCGCCGCAGATCGTGAACGTGCCTGATTTTGAATCGCTGCTTGCTGAACGTAAGGCAGCGTTTGTGGCTCTTTATCCGGCGGATGAGCAGGACGCGGTGCGGCGCACGCTTGAGCTGGAATCTGAACCCATCACCAAACAACTGCAGGAAAACACCTACCGCGAAATCCTGCTGCTACAGCGAATTAATGAGGCCGCGCAGGCGGTCATGGTGGCCTATGCGATAAGTGGCGATCTCGATCAGCTGGCGGCCAACTATAACGTGGCGCGCCTGATAGTAACACCTGCCGACAACGACGCGGTGCCGCCGGTCGCTGCCGTTATGGAAAGTGACGAGGCGCTGCGCCTGCGTGTTCCTGCTGCATTCGAAGGTTTGTCCGTTGCGGGTCCGACGGCGGCATATGAGTTTCATGCTAAAAGTGCGGACGGGCGCGTGGCGGACGCCAGCGCAACCAGTCCGGCACCGGCTGAGGTGTTGCTTACCGTGCTGAGCCGTGAGGGAGACGGTACGGCAGGGACGGATCTGCTGGCGGTTGTTGAGCAGGCGCTTAACAGTGAGAGCGTGCGCCCGGTTGCGGATCGCCTGATGGTGCGCAGCGCCGAAATTATCCCGTACCGCGTGGATGCAACGATTTTCCTGTATCCCGGCCCGGAAGCTGAGCCGGTGATGGCTGAGGCTAAAGCCAGCCTGCAGAAGTACATCGCCAGTCAGACGCGGCTGGGACGTGATATCCGGCGTAGTGCGATTTATGCCGCTTTGCATGTTGAGGGTGTCCAGCGTGTGGAGCTGGCGTCCCCGCTGGATGATGTGGTGCTGGATAAGACGCAGGCAGCGTCCTGTACGGAATGGAGCGTAACCAACGGGGGCACGGATGAATAACCTGCTGCCGCCCGGTTCGTCACCGCTTGAGCGCCGCCTGGCGCAGACCTGCAGTGGGATATCCGATCTGCAGGTGCCGCTGCGTGATTTATGGAATCCCGCAACGTGTCCCGTTGCTTTTCTCCCGTATCTGGCCTGGGCCTTTTCCGTTGACCGCTGGGACGAAAGCTGGACCGAAAGCGTGAAGCGCCGGGTGGTGCAGGACGCTTTCTATATCCATCAGCATAAAGGAACAACCAGCGCCGTGCGGCGCGTCGTGGAGCCGTTCGGCTTTCTGATCCGCATCGTTGAGTGGTGGCAGACCGGTGAAGCGCCGGGCACGTTTCGCCTGGATATTGGCGTGCAGGACCAGGGCATTACGGAAGAAACCTATCTGGAGCTGGAACGGCTGATTAGTGATGCCAAACCGTGCAGCCGTCACCTGGTGGGCATGTCCATAAACCTGCAGACCAGCGGCGATCTGTGGGTAGGTGCTGCTACCTATACCGGCGAAGAAATCACGATTTATCCGTACATCAACGAAACCATTATTTCCGGCGGCACCGCTTACGAGGGCGGGGCGGTCCATGTTATTGACACAATGAGAGTGAATCCATGAGCGCAAAATTTTATACCCTGCTGACGGAGATCGGCGCGGCGAAACTGGCAAGCGCCGCTGCACTCGGTGTTCCGCTGAAAATTATCCAGATGGCGGTGGGTGATGGTGGCGGTGTGCTGCACACGCCCAGCGCACAACAGACAAAACTGGTAGCCGAAAAGCGCCGCGCCGACCTTAATATGCTGTATATCGATCCGCAGAACAGCAGCCAGATGATTGCTGAGCAGGTGATCCCCGAAACGGAGGGCGGTTGGTGGATTCGTGAGGTTGGGCTGTTCGACGATACCGGCGCGCTGATTGCCGTCGGTAATTGCCCGGAGAGTTACAAGCCGCAGCTTGCAGAGGGAAGCGGGCGTACCCAGACGGTGCGCATGGTGCTGATTACCAGCAGTACCGATAATATCACGCTTAAAATTGACCCTTCCGTGGTGCTGGCAACCCGTAAGTACGTGGATGATAAGGCGCTGGAGCTTAAGGTGTATGTGGATGACCTGATGGCAAAGCACCTTGCTGCTGCAGATCCTCACAGTCAGTATGCGCCAAAAGAGAGTCCGACGCTGACCGGTACGCCGAAAACACCAACCGCACCGGTGGGAAATAACTCAACCCAGATTGCCAGTACAGCCTTTGTACAGGCGGCGCTGGTTGCCCTGATTAACGGTGCACCGGCCACGCTGGACACGCTGAAAGAAATTGCAGCAGCCATCAACAACGATCCCGCTTTCAGTACCACCATCAGCAACGCGCTGGCGCTGAAGGCCCCGCTGGCAAGCCCGGCACTGACCGGAACACCGACCGCGCCCACTGCCGCGCAGACGGCGAACAATACGCAGATTGCCACTACGGCCTTTGTGCAGGCGGTGGCAACAACGATAAACAATGCGCTGGCGCTTAAGGCCCCGCTGGCAAACCCTGCTCTGACCGGGACGCCAACCGCGCCCACTGCCGCGCAGACTGTGAACAATACGCAGATTGCCACCACGGCCTTTGTTAAATCAGCTATTGCGGCGCTGGTTGCTTCGTCCCCGGCGGCACTGGATACGCTGAACGAACTGGCAGAGGCGCTGGGTAACGATCCAAACTTCGCCACCACCATGACAAATGCCCTTGCTGGCAAGCAGCCGCTCAACAGCACCTTAACCGATCTGTCCGGCAAGTCGGTTGCGGGCATTCTTGATTATCTTGGCCTTACGGCTATGAGCATTGGCGGTGTTGGCGCAGCACTGACGGCGCTGGACTGGCAAACGTTCAATTTCATTCCGGGTTCTCGTTATGTTGTTATGTCCGGTAATATGACCAATATCCCTGCTGGCGTTACCGTACCAGGTGATACATATCAAACTCTACTCAACGTAACTGCGCTGGGTCATGTCGAACTTTGGTATTCGACGACCACGGCAGCGGCATATCATCACTATGAAGTGCGCCTTTCTGGTGCTGTCGGAGCGCGCACTTTTACCGTTCGTCAGATATTCACCAACTCTGATGTGGTGCCTGTCGAAAATGGCGGCACCGGCGCATCAAATATCTCCGGCGCTCTCAAAAACCTTGGTTTAGGAGAAGGATCGGCTTTACCAGTAGGCGTCCCCATTCCGTGGCCGCAGGCAACGCCGCCAGATGGATGGATAAAATGCAATGGCGCTACTTTTGACAAGGCGAAATATCCAAAGCTGGCCGCTGCTTACCCAACGGGTACGCTTCCTGATCTACGGGGATATTTTATTCGTGGCTGGGATGATGGCCGGGGTGTTGATTCTGGTCGGGCTATCAATACTGGGCAGGGACCCCGTGTAGGTTACCTGGGTTTTTCTCTTTCAACATTTGCCGGAGCATTTAACCCTGGTTCTATCATCTTGTCCGATGCCGTCAACATTACATGTCAAAATACCAATGGCGCGGCAGGCTCTATTAATAACGATAATGGTGCGGCTTCTGGTGATGCATATGTTATCCCAGCGGATACACGTCCCTGGAACGTCGCGTTTAACTATATTGTGAGGGCGGCATAATGGATCTGGCAAAATTAAACAGTGAACTACTTGCTAGCGAGGCGGGTGATATCACTGTATTCAACTACGATGGTGAGACGCGGGAATATCTTTCTTCATCAATTGAGTATCTGGCTGTGGGAGTAGGTATTCCTGCCAACTCGTGTATTGATGCGCCGAGCATAATCAAAGAAGGCTTTGCTGTTTGCAGAACATCAGATGACAAAGCCTGGGAGTACATTGTTGATCATCGCGGTGAGGTGGTATACAGCACAATGACAGGTGAAAAAATCACCATTACTGTGCCAGGTGATTACCCGCAAAATACCACCACGCAATCCCCTGCAACGCAATATGATAAATGGAATGGTAGTCAGTGGGTAACGGACTCGAAAGCGCAGCATGCTGCCGATGTTGCAGAGGCCGAAAGGCAGAAGACCGCGTTACTGGCAGAGGCTGCGGAGATTATCGCCCCACTGGCAGATGCTCAGGCTGGAGGCTATATTGACGACGCAGACGTGCCACGCCTGGCTGAATGGCAGCGGTACCGTTACAAACTGACCAAAGTTGATACCAGCACCGCCCCTGAAATTAACCTTCCGCCGAAGCCGGAAATGTAGACCAAATGATATCCGGTGCGCTGGTTGCATCTACTGCATCCAGCGCATCAAGATAATCCAGCCATGCGTTGTAGTGTGCCAGCTCGTCCCCCTTAATCCGACCAAGCGCTGCTTTGCCAGACCACTGTTTTTTGTTCATGAAGCTGTTGGCATCAGCGATTCTGCTCTGCTTATCATTTTCTGCAATCTGCACCTGCTGCTCATGGGTAGGGGGTGGGATGACGCCCGTCTGACAGCGCGGACTCTTGTTGTGCCATCAGTGGTACATAGCGGGTAACGTGCGTTACAGGCCCATCATTCAGAACATAAGCAGACCCCCTGTAACCGGAGATACTGCCTTATGGCTCAGGATTACCACCACGGGGTGCGCGTTGTTGAAGTCAACGAAGGCACCCGATCTATTACCACGATGAGCACCGCCATCGTGGGCATGGTCTGCACCGGCGATGATGCTGATGCGTCCATGTTCCCCCTCAATAAGCCTGTTTTACTGACCGATGTGCTGACTGCCAGCGGCAAAGCGGGCGAGTCCGGTACGCTGGCCCGCTCGCTGGATGCGATTGCAGACCAGGCAAAACCTGTGACGGTTGTCGTGCGCGTGGCGCAGGGCGAAACCGAAGCGGAAACCACCTCCAACATTATCGGCGGCGTGACCGCTGACGGTAAAAAAACCGGCATCAAGGCTCTGCTTTCGGCGCAGTCGCAGCTCGGCGTCAAGCCGCGCATTCTCGGTGTGCCCGGGCATGATACGCAGGCGGTTTCTACTGAGCTGCTCAGCGTGGCGCAGAGCCTGCGCGGGTTTGCCTACCTGTCCGCCTACGGCTGCAAAACGGTAGAGGAGGCCATTGCCTACCGCGATAACTTCAGCCAGCGCGAAGGGATGCTGATCTGGCCTGACTTCATCAACTTTGACACCGTGCTGAATGCAGATGCGAAGGCTTACGCCTCCGCCCGCGCGCTCGGCCTGCGCGCCAAAATTGACGAGCAGACCGGCTGGCACAAAACCCTTTCCAACGTGGGCGTGAACGGCGTCACCGGCCTTTCTGCAGATGTGTTCTGGGATCTGCAGGACCCGGCCACCGATGCGGGCCTGCTGAACCAGAACGATGTGACCACGCTGATCCGCAAAGACGGCTTCCGTTTCTGGGGTTCCCGCTGCCTCAGTGACGATCCGCTGTTTGCTTTTGAAAACTACACCCGCACGGCGCAGGTACTGGCCGACACCATCGCAGAAGCGCACATGTGGGCGGTGGATGGCGTACTTAACCCGTCGCTGGCCCGGGACATTATCGAAGGCATCCGCGCCAAACTGCGCAACCTGAAGACGCAGGGCTACATCATCGGGGCGGACTGCTGGCTGGATGAATCCGTGAACGATAAGGACTCCCTGAAGGCCGGGAAGCTCACTATTGATTACGACTACACGCCGGTGCCGCCGCTTGAAAACCTGATGTTGCGCCAGCGCATCACCGACCAATACCTGCTGGATTTCTCCAGCCGGGTTAGCGCGTAAGGGGACCCCATGGCTTTACCACGCAAGTTAAAACACCTGAACCTGTTCAACGCGGGTAACAACTGGCAGGGGATCGTTGAGTCAGTCACTCTGCCGAAATTCACGCGCAAGTTTGAAAAGTATCGCGGCGGTGGTATGCCCGGCTCGGTGGATATCGATCTGGGGCTGGATGACGGCGCGCTGGACACGGAATTTTCAATTGGCGGCACCGAACTGCTGTTATTCAGGCAGATGGGGGCGACCACGGTGGACGGCCTCCAGCTGCGCTTTACCGGCTCCATTCAGCGGGACGACACCGGGGAAGTGCAGGCCGTGGAGCTGGTAGTGCGCGGGCGTCACAAGGAGCTGGATTCCGGGGAGTGGAAGACCGGCGAAAGCAACACCACCAAAGTGAGCAGTACCAACAGCTACGCAAAGCTGACGATCAACGGTGAAGTGCTCTATGAGGTCGATCTGGTCAACATGATTGAAATCGTTGACGGCGTGGACCTGATGGAAGCGCACCGTAACGCCCTGGGCCTCTGATTAACTTAACGGCGCGGGCAGCCGCGCCAGTAACCTATTAACAGGAATAGAACATGACCGACAAGCTGACTGAAAAGACCGTACAGCTGGATACTCCCATCAAGCGCGGTAAAACCGAAATCACGGAAATTGTGCTGCGCAAACCCCAGTCCGGCGCGCTGCGTGGCACCCGCCTGCAGGCCATTATGGATATGGACGTGGGCGCAATGATGACCGTCATTCCGCGTATCTCCACGCCGACCCTGACGGCGCAGGAAATGGCAGAACTGGACCCCGCCGATCTCACCGCGCTGTCGGTTGAGGTGGTGACTTTTTTGTTGAAGAAGTCGGTGCTTGCCGGTTTACCGACAGCCTGACGGTTGACGATCTAGTGGCTGATATCGCCACCATTTTTCACTGGCCGCCGTCCGTCACTGACGTTATGCCGCTGACCGAAGTGCTGGAGTGGCGGCATAAAGCGATACAGAGAAGCGGGGCCAGCGATGAGTGACACCAACCTGCGTCTGCAGGTGATTCTTAATGCGGTTGATAAACTCACCCGCCCATTCCGTACTGCGCAGGCCAGCTCGAAAGAGCTGGCTACCGCCATTCAACAAAGCCGCGCCAGGCTGAAAGAGCTGGATGCTCAGGCGGGCAAAATTGAGGGCTTTCGTAAAACCAGCGCGCAGCTGGCCGTCACCGGTAACAACCTTAAAGCCGCCCGCGAAGAAGCGGCCCGGCTCGCCACGCAATTTACCGATACAAACCGCCCGACGGCGGCGCAGGCGCGCCTGCTTGAGCAGGCCAGAAACCGAGTGTCGGAGCTGCAGACTAAATACAACGGCCTGCGCCAGTCGGTGCAGAAGCAACGCCTTGCGCTGAACGAGGCCGGGATGGATACCCGCAAGCTCAGCAGCGCCCAGCGCGAGCTGCGCCAGAATGCCGACGAAACCCGGCAGGCGCTGGACCGTCAGCAGAAATCCCTTAAACGGCTCGGTGAGCAGCAGGCCAGGGTTAACGCCGTCAGGGAGCGGTATTCCCGTAGTCTGGAGGTACGTGATCGCATTGCCGGAGCAGGGGCCACAACCTCAGCCGCAGGGCTGGCAATGGGCGCGCCGGTCGTGGCGGCGGTGAAAAGCTATGCCAGCATGGAAGATGCCATGAAAGGCGTGGCAAAGCAGGTCAATGGACTGCGTGACGATGACGGCAACCGCACCGCCCGGTTCTATGAAATGCAGGATGCGATCAAGGCTGCCAGTGAACAGCTGCCCATGGAAAATGGCGCGGTGGACTATGCCGCCCTGGTCGAAGGTGGCGCGCGTATGAACGTGGCGAACCCGAATGATTCATGGGAAGACCAGAAGCGTGACCTTCTGGCCTTTGCCAGTACGGCAGCCAAAGCGGCAACCGCGTTTGAACTGCCCGCCGATGAACTGTCCGAAGGTCTGGGTAAAATCGCCAGTCTCTACAAGGTGCCGACCCGCAATATTGAGCAGCTGGGCGATGCGCTGAACTACCTGGACGATAACGCCATGTCAAAGGGCGCTGACATTATCGACGTCCTGCAGCGCATGGGGGGCGTGGCTGACCGTCTGGATTTTCGTAAAGCAGCGGCGCTTGGCTCCACGTTCCTGTCACTTGGCGCAGCGCCGGAAGTGGCAGCCAGCGCCGCAAACGCCATGGTGCGTGAGCTGTCCATTGCCACCATGCAAAGTGACCGCTTTATGGATGGCATGGATATGCTGAAGCTCAAACCTGAAGAGCTTGAAAAGCAGATGACGAAGGATGCCATGGGCACCATTCTGCGGGTGATGGAAAAGGTGGAAAAGCTGCCGCAGGACAAGCGCCTGTCCGCCATGACAATGCTGTTTGGCAAGGAATATGGCGATGATGCCGCAAAGCTGGCTAACAACCTGCCGGAGCTGCGCCGCCAGCTGCAGCTCACTGCGGGTAGTGGCGCTAATGGCTCAATGCAGAAAGAGTCCGACATAAACCGTGATTCGCTTTCTGCGCAGTGGATGCTGGTAAAAACGGGGGCGCAGAACGCCTTCAGCAGCCTGGGCGAAACGCTGCGCCAGCCGTTGATGGATATCATGGATTATGTGAAAAGCGTAACCGGGGCGCTACGGCGCTGGATTGAAGTTAATCCGCAGCTGGCAGGCACGCTGATGAAAGTGGCTGCCGCTACCGCCGCAATCACGCTTGGGCTTGGTTCGTTAGCCGTTGTGGTGGCGGCTGTGCTGGGGCCGCTGGCAGTTTTGCGGTTTGGCTTTTCCATTCTCGGCGTAAAAACGCTGCCGTCTGTATTCACGGCGGTTACGCGCACCGGCAGCGCACTGACATGGCTGGCGAATGCGCCGCTTTCCCTGTTACGGCGCGGAATGGCTTCCGCGGGGGCTGGCACTGGCCTGCTTACTGCCCCGCTGAATGCCCTGCAGCGTTCAGCCGGACTCGTGGGCAATGCACTAAAGGCGGTGGCGGGTGCGCCGCTGGCAGTATTCCGCGCCGGAATGGCCGGAACGCGCAGCGTGATAGCAGCGGTGATGAATCCCCTGGCGGCGCTTCGTGGAGGGCTGACCGCTGCCGGAGGCGTCCTGCGTTTTCTGGTATCCGGCCCGCTTGCCTTACTTCGCGGCGCGCTGTTCGGTATTTCGGGACTGCTGGGTGCGCTACTTAGTCCCGTAGGCCTGGCAGTTGCTGCGCTTGCGGGTGCGGCACTGGTCATCTGGAAGTACTGGCAGCCAATCGGCGCTTTTCTGGGCGGCGTGGTGGAAGGGTTCAGGGCTGCGGCCGCCCCCATCAGCGCAGCCTTTGAGCCTGTCCGGCCTTTATTCCAGTGGATAGGGGATAAGGTGCAGGCGCTCTGGGGATGGTTCCGGGATCTGCTGACGCCGGTTAAATCCACGGCTGAGGAGCTGAACAACGCGGCCGCCATGGGGAAAAGGTTTGGTGAGGCCCTGGCTGAAGGCCTGAACATGGTGATGCAGCCGCTGGAGTCGCTTAAATCTGGCGTGTCGTGGCTGCTTGAAAAACTGGGCATTGTCAGCCAGGAGGCTGCGAAAGCGAAGCTGCCGGATCAGGTGGTGAAGCAACAGCCCGCCACGGTGAACGGTGACGGGAAAGTGGTGCTGCCGCCTGGCGGATTTCCCATGATGGGCTTTGCGGGTATGTATGACAGCGGGGGCGCTATCCCGCGCGGCCAGTTTGGCATAGTCGGAGAGAATGGCCCCGAAATTGTGAACGGCCCGGCAAACGTGACCAGCAGGCGGCGCACGGCGGCGCTGGCATCGGTTGTGGCCGGAACCCTGGGCATGGCGGCGGCACCTGCAGAAGCCGCCCCCCTGCATCCGTTCAGCCTTCCCGCCATGGCGTACAAACAGAGCCAGCCCGCGAAGGCGGAGCGCGCACCGGCAGTAATGCACTTTGAAACGCACGCGCCGATCACAATTCATGCGCAGCCAGGGCAGAACCCGCAGGATATTGCTCGCGAAGTTGCCCGCCAGCTCGACGAGCGTGAACGCCGTACCCGCGCGAAGGCGCGCAGCAATTACAGTGACCAGGGGGGATATGAATCATGATGATGGTGCTGGGGCTATACGTTTTCATGCTGCGCACGGTGCCGTATCAGGAGCTGCAGTATCAGCGCAGCTGGCGGCATGCGGTTAACAGCCGCATCAATCGCCGCCCGTCAACGCAGTTTCTTGGCCCGGACAACGACACGCTGACGCTGTCCGGCGTCCTGCTGCCGGAAATCACCGGGGGCAGGCTGTCACTGCTGGCGCTGGAGCAGATGGCGGAACAGGGCAAAGCATGGCCCCTGATTGAGGGCAGCGGGACCATATACGGCATGTTTGTGATCGAGAGCCTGAGCCAGACAAAGACGGAATTTTTCGAAAGCGGGATGCCGCGGCGGATTGAGTTCACGCTGACGCTCAGGCGGGTGGATGAATCGCTGTCCGATATGTTCGGCAGCCTGAGCGACCAGCTCAGTAACCTGAAAGACTCCGCATCGTCTGCGATAGGGAATATTACCAATACGGTTGGAGGGTTACTGCAGTGAATTTCAGTTCTGAACTTCTTAGCCTGTACGGGAAAAGCCCGGCCTTCAGTATTGTTATCGAAGGTAAAGACGTTACAACCGCACTGGATAATCGCCTGATGGGTGTGACGCTCACCGATAACCGGGGCTTTGAAGCGGACCAGCTTGATATGGAACTGGACGACGCGGACGGGCAGATTGTCCTGCCGCGTCGTGGTGCGGTCATTCAGTTTGCGCTGGGATGGGAAGGCCAGCCACTTTTCCCTAAAGGGGCGTTTACCGTCGATGAAATTGAGCACAGCGGCGCGCCTGATCGCCTCACGATTCGCGCCCGCAGTGCTGATTTTCGCACAACCCTGAATATCCGCCGTGAAAAGTCCTGGCATCAGACAACTGTGGGGAGCGTTATCAGGGAAATCGCCACCCGCCATAATCTGCAAATAGCTATCGGTCAGGACCTGTCAGACCGGCCGCTGGATCACCTGGACCAGACGAACGAAAGCGACGCAAGTTTTCTGATGAAACTGGCGCGTCAGTACGGGGCTATAGCATCAGTCAAAAGTGGCAATCTGCTGTTTATCCGGCAGGGGCAGGGGAGAACGGCAAGCGGAAAGCCGCTGCCGGTTGTGACCATCACGCGAAAGGATGGTGACGGCCACCGTTTCACCCTGGCAGATCGTGGCGCTTATACCGGCGTTATTGCCAGCTGGCTGCATACCCGGGAGCCAAAGAAAAAGGAAACGACGAAAGTTAAGCGCCGCCGCAGGAAGACCACGAAACTAAAGGAACCGGAGGCTAAACAGGGGGATTACCTGGTCGGTACGGATGAAAACGTGCTGGTACTTAACCGGACCTATGCAAACAGGGCTAACGCTGAACGGGCTGCGAAAATGCAGTGGGAACGGCTACAGCGCGGGGTGGCTTCGTTTTCCCTGCAGCTCGCAGAAGGCCGGGCCGATCTCTATACGGAAATGCCGGTGAAGGTCAGCGGATTTAAGCAGCCAATAGATGATGCGGAATGGACCATAACCACGCTGACCCACACTATCGGCCCGGATAACGGTTTTGTTACTAGTCTTGAGCTTGAAGTGAAAATAGATGATCTCGAAATGGAATGATTGGTTCTCATTGTTGAATAATGGTGTATCATTATTGCGATATCAGCAAAGGTGAGGGGGAAACTATAATGATGAACTGCCCATTATGCGGACTGGCAGCACATACCCGCAGCAGTTTTCAGGTGTCCAGCGAAACTAAGGAGCGCTATAACCAGTGCACTAATATCGAGTGCGGCCATACATTCGTAACGCATGAAACATTTGTTCGCTCAGTGTGCCGCCCTCAAAAAATCAGCGCAGCCCCACCTCACCCAAAAGGCATGCAGGAACAATTTGCATACTAACCCGCTAAGGCGGGTTTTTTTATGCCTGCCGTCGCCACAACCAAAACGCTGTCGCCATTTTGCCGCCACTGGCATAAAAAAAGGGGCTACGCTTTCACGTAACCCCTTGTTTTATTTGGTGGAGCTGGCGGGAGTTGAACCCGCGTCCGAAATTTCTACATCCTCGGTACTACATGCTTAGTCAGTCTTTACATTCGCTGGCCAGCTGCGGACGGACACGCCACTGACAAACTAGCCTGATTAGTTTTAACGCTTCAACCCCAGGCAGGGCCTCCACGCGATCTCTTTTGGGTTTGACCTCTCTTTGATCCCCGTCTTAAGAGCGGAAGCTAGGGAGAGAGGGCTCTTAGCAGGTTATTAAGCTGCTAAAGCGTAGTTTTCGTCGTTTGCGACTATTTTTTTGCGGCTTTTTACGAGGCAAACCGCCCCTCGGCATGCACCTTGGGTTTCGCAAATCCCGTCGAATCCAGAATCAGCCCCAATAGTGTTACAGCAAGTATACCAGAATTTGCAGACCGGTTACCACCCCGGAACGCTAACTTATTGAATCGCTCAATAAGTATCCGGAAATTAACGGCCTGCGTGCTTCATGATGCGCGCTTTATCGACCTGCCACTCGCGATCTTTCACATCGTTACGCTTGTCGTGCTGCTTCTTACCTTTCGCCACGCCGATTTTCACTTTGCACCAGGCGTTCTTCCAGTACAGCGACAGGGCGAGCACGGTGTAACCTTCGCGGTTGATACGCCCGAAGAGCGAATCCAGCTCACGTTTGTTCAGCAGCAGCTTACGGGTGCGGGTCGGATCGCAAACATAGTGAGAAGAGGCGACCGTCAGCGGCTGAAAGTTCGCCCCAAAAAGAAAGGCCTCGCCATCCTTAAAGATCACGTAGCTGTCACCGATGTTGGCTTTACCCGCGCGCAGCGATTTAACTTCCCAGCCCTGCAGCGCAAGGCCAGCTTCGAATTCTTCTTCGATGAAATACTCGTGGCGGGCACGCTTGTTGAGCGCAATGGTTGCCGAGCCAGGTTTATGTGCTTTTTTCTTCGTCATAAGTGTCGTAAAGCCGTAGGTAATCTGATGTCAAAAAGTCACCTCATTGCGTCCTGTGAGGTCTAACGCGCTATATTAGCATGAGATAAGGCTCAGCGTTTTTTTAACAGGTGATAAATGTTATTATTTGTTGGTTGTTTGATCAGGAAAAATGTTATGCCTCAGATTAGTCGTACTGCGCTTGTCCCTTACAGTGTGGAACAGATGTACCAGTTAGTGAATGACGTACAGTCATATCCGCAGTTTATCCCGGGGTGCACCGGGAGCCGCGTGCTGGAGTCAGGCCCGACGCAAATGACGGCGGCAGTGGATGTCTCCAAGGCCGGGATCAGCAAAACCTTCACTACCCGTAACACGCTGACCAATAACCAGAGTATTCTGATGCATCTGGTGGATGGTCCCTTCAAAAAACTGATGGGGGGATGGAAGTTCGTTCCGCTGAGTGCCGATGCCTGCCGGATCGAATTCCATCTTGACTTCGAGTTTACCAACGCCCTGATTGAGCTGGCGTTTGGCCGCATATTTAAAGAGCTGGCGGCCAATATGGTTCAGGCGTTCACCGTGCGCGCCAAAGAGGTCTACAGTGCAGCCTGA